ACACAGCACCTGATTTATCCTCTTATGATGAAAAAATAGCAGTTTTAAAAGCAGAAATAGATTCTATTCTCGATGAGATTACCTTAGTGGCTGATGTTGCTAAAGATTTAAAGAACGATATGAAGACTGATTTAAGGTCTATGAATAATGATATTAGACATATTACAGAAATAGTTAATGACATTGAAGATAGACAAAAAGAAGATACAAGAGAAATATTTGACGAGTTGAAAATTATTGAAGATGAGTTAAACTTGTCTATAAATAAAGCGTTAAATAACCCTTTAAATGATATGAGTGCAAAATCAAAATGAAACTAGATCTAAAAACAATACTTCCGTACATAGTATTAGTAGCAACTTTAGCTATGACTTGGGGTATGTGGTCTGAAAGATTAAACGCAGTCGAAAAGAAAGCAGACACTGTTGCACAAATGCAACAGGATATTGCTATTATCAAAGATAGATTATTAATGCTTGATGATAGAACTCAATGGATTGAAGAGTTCCTAATCAAGACTATGGATTATTAATGGCTATTTCAAGAGCACAAATGCAGCAAGAAGTATCTACAGGAGGTAGAAAAATGAAAAAGAAACTAAAACCTGTCCCAGCTAAAAATAAGGGACTAAAAAAATTACCTACGAAGGTAAGAAACAAAATGGGATATATGAAAAAAGGTGGTAGAGTAAAATAAATGTGTGATGGCTGTGATAAGCTTTGCATAAAGTGTGAGTCAATGATGGAGCAATGTGTAAAATGTGGATGTACTTGTCACTGCGAGCAAACTTGTATGTGTGAGTGCGCAGTCTGTGAACACGAGGAGAAACAAGATGGGTAAATTATGTGCAAGAGGTAAAGCGGCCGCTAAGAGGAAATTTAAAGTGTACCCATCAGCTTATGCAAATATGTATGCAAGTGCTGTATGTTCAGGAAAAGTTACTCCAGGAGGGAAGAAGAAGGTAAAGAAAAAAGCCAATGGAGGATCTATCTCTCAGCAAAGAAAAAAGATTTCTAGTTATGATCAAGGTGGTATTGCAAAAGGTTGTGGTGCTGTTATGGAAGAAAAAAGAAAAGTTACGCAGAAATTCTAATGGCTAAGGGTGGTTTACGTAAATGGGTAGCTGAGAAATGGGTAGATATTGGTGCTCCTAAAAAAGACGGTAAATATCAACCTTGTGGACGTTCTAAAGGTTCTAAAAGAAAATATCCAAAATGTGTTCCGCTTGCAAAAGCAAGAAGTATGACAAAAGGTCAGAAAGCTTCAGCAGTCAGACGTAAAAGAGCCGCAGGTAATCCTGGAGGTAAACCCACAATGGTAAAAACATTTGTCAAGAAAAAGAAAAGCTGAAGAAATAAAAAAAGACGTTATTAACTGGTCTAAGACTGTCTTAGAACCAATGAACAAACATATCGGTTTTCCTGCTTGTCCTTTTGCCGCTAAATGGAGAAAAGATAAAAAATTGCGAATTGAAGTTCGTATGGATAAATCTAAATATGAAAAACAGTTAACTTCCGTTATTAAGTCTTGGAACAAAAAAGAACATGATATTATAATTTACTGTGACCCTTTTTTTGAACAATATAGTCCTGAACAATTTCAAGAAAAAATAGATTTTTATAACAAAACTTATAACAGAAAAGATGTATATTTTATGGGATTTCATCCAAAAACTCCTGCTGATCCTGACAGCGAAGCTTTTCTTTGTGACCCAACTGAGGAACCTGTCGAACACTCTGAACTAGAGTATTCCATGATGCTCATACAGAAGTTTAAACAACTTTATGAAGCAAGTTGCAAACTGCATAAGATAGGCTATTATGAGAAATGGCCAAAGGAATACTACAATGAAGTAGTAGCTGAGCGCCAAAGTACGTACGAAAAACTTTTTAAAAAGGGAGTCAAATCATGATGAAAAAGAAACAAGTAATCAAAAAAAGAGGTGGGGGAATGATGAAGAAGCGTGGTGGAGGAATGATGAAGAAGCGTGGTGGTGGCATGATGAAAAAAATGAAATCAGGTGGCGCTATAAATCAACACAAAAGAATGGCTATGGGAGAGACGGTTAATTAATAATGGCTACCTCTGGAACAACTACTTTTAATTTAGATATAGACGACGTTATTGAGGACGCGTATGAACGCTGTGGTATTCAAACTCGTTCTGGTTATGATTTAAAATCTGCAAGACGTAGCCTTAATATTTTATTTCAAGAATGGATGAACAGAGGTATTCATTTATGGAAAGTAGAAAATCAAACTACTAATTTGGTAGCAGGCACGACAACATACACTGCTCCTAGCGATGCCAGTGATGTTTTAGAAATGACTTTTAGAACAGTTTCTAGTGGAACAACAACTGATACTACAATGACAAAAATATCTCGTTCAGAGTATCAAGCTATTCCAAATAAATTTTCTCAAGGACAACCTACTCAGTATTATGTAGAGAGAAATCTTTCTAATGTTGTAATTAATTTGTATCAAACACCTAATACAACAGATACACAGATAAACTACAATTACATTGGAAGAATACAGGATGTCGGAGCTTATACAAATCAGCCTGATGCACCTTTTAGGTTTTTACCTTGTATGGTATCAGGACTAGCGTTTTATCTTTCTCAAAAGAAGAATCCTCAAATGACTCAAACTCTTAAACTTTATTATGAAGATGAATTACAAAGAGCATTAACGGAAGACGGTCAACGAGCCTCTCTACATCTAACTCCTCAAAACTATTTTATAAACGGATCATAATATGGCTACCTTTGCTACAGGTAAACATGCTTTAGCTATCTGTGATCGATGTGGTCAACAGTATAAGTTTCACCAAGTAAAAAAAGAATGGAATGGTCTGATGACTTGTCCTGAGTGTTTTGAACCGAAACATCCTCAGTTAGATCCTCCACATCATAGTGCTGATGCACAGGCTCTTCCATGGACACGACCAGCGAGACAAGAACCAGTAACCGTTTTTGTTGGAGCTCCAGGAGACAGTCCTTTTACCTCTAATGGAATGCAACCTTCGACAGAAACAAGAGACTTGAATCCTGTAACATCAGTTGGTACAGTCACAATTGTAATATCATGAACTATAGCGAATTATTAACAAACGTCAGAAACTACACAGAGGTGACTTCCGATGTATTAACTAACGCAGTTATCAATGTATTTATTACCAATATAGAAAATAAAATAGCACGACAATTAGATACTGACGATCAAAGAAGATATGCAACTACTACTTGTACTGCTAACAATGCATTTTTAGATGTATCAGGACCAGAGGGTGGTTTTCGTTTTGCTAGAGCAATACAGTTAGTGAAATCAAACGATGAGCGTGTTTGGTTAGAGCAAAGAGATAATACCTTTATGGATGAATACGCTGTGGAAAGATCAACAGCAGGAGATTATACAGGAGAGCCAAAATATTGGGGTAACTGGGATCAAAATACTTTAATTTTAGCTCCTACTCCAGATCAAGTTTACACCATTGAAATGTGGTACGACGAAACACCAGAACATTTGGATACAAGCAATTCTAGTTCAACTACTTTTGTATCTAATAATGCTCCTGAGGTATTGCTATATGGGGTTTTAGGAGAAACCTTTTCCTACTTGAAAAACCCTCAAGATATGCAATTATACGAAGCTAAGTACCAAGTAGCTCTGCAAGATTTTGCACAAGAGCAGATGGGACGTAAACGTAGGGATGAGTATCAAAATGGTGTGTTACGCATTCCGATGAAATCGCTAACACCATAAAGGGAGTAACAAAACATGGCAATTAACCAAGCAGTTTGTGCAACATTCAAACAGCAGTTGTTAGATGGCGATCATGATATATCAAGCGATACAGTCAATCTCGCTCTCTATACAAGTTCTGCTACATTGGATGCAAACACATCAGCCTATTCAGCAACTAACGAAGTTGGTGCATCAGGCTCATACGCAGCAGGCGGTGCAACATTACAAAATGCAAACGTCAGCTTAACTAAAACTAACGCAACAGCGTCAACAGCTTTTGTAGACTTTGATGACTTATCATTTACAAGTGCAACAATCTCAGCTCAAGCAGCTTTGATTTACAACACTTCATCAGCAAATACAAATGCAGCGATTGCAGTATTAGATTTTGGTGGCGTAAAAACATCCACAAACGGAACATTCACAATTCAGTTTCCAACCAACGACGCAACAAGTGCTATTTTAAGGATTTCCTAATCCTAGGGAGTCCTTACCATGGCAGACGCTTGGGGTGAAAATAATTGGGGCGAAGGCTTTTGGGGCCAACAGAGTTCCATAACAGCGACTGTCACTGGTGTAGAAAGTTCATTTACACTTGAAGATGTTGGGCGTACAGGCACAGCATTAATTAATCCGACAGGTGTGCAAGCACCTGCTGAGGTTGGTCAAGCAATTGGCGAACCTGAATCTATTTATCCTTTAACAGGAGCACAATCTAATACATCAACAGGATCAGTAACTATAGCTGAAGGACATGGCGTTCAACCAACAGGCGTTGAGATGTCTTTTGCTGATGGCACTGAAACTGTTATCACAACAACTGATTTTGGTTGGGGAAGAAATACTTGGGGATCATTTGCCTGGGGTGAAAACATCACAATCAATGCTCCAGTAACAGGCGAGCAAATGACATTTGGTCAATCAAATGTCGATGTCTTCACAGGAACAGGTATTGTAGCTAATGCTACAGGAATTGAGATGTCGACCAACTTAGGTACGACCACTCAAACCACCGATCAAATACTTTCAGTTACTGGTATTAATATTCAATCAAGTGCAGCTCTAGCAACGATTATTGCTGACGGAAGTGTTACAACATCTGCTCCCGCAGATATCATGGATACTTTTGTTGGTTCTGTAACGATTGATATCTTTACACAAGTAGATCCAACTTCTCTTGTTTCTACATTTGATTTAGGTACAGTAGTGGCTCCCGCTGCCGCCTTACCAACAGGCGAAGAAATTAGCACCAATATTGGTGATGTAGTTATTCCAATTACAGTTGCTGGTCTATCAATGCAGTTTGATGATGGTACAGCTACTTCGACAGCAGGTGCAATCGTAACACCAACAGGTATTGAAATGTCCGTAGTTTTGGGTAATATGAGATCAACACCTTGGGCAAATGTTGTCACGGGTGCAAGTAATACATGGACACCAGTCGCAGCTTAGAAATATAGTGAAAAGAATAGTAATAGGTCTTCACCTTTTTTATCATGATGGTAGTATCGCTACGTATGATTTAGATACAAAAGAATTTAAATATTTAAAATTTGAAAGAATTACAGGAGTAAAATGGCAGTGTCACGATGATTTAACTTCTTGGATAAAATATTTAAATTACTTAAATTATGGTTTAGAAGATATAATTTCTATTTTTTTGGTAAACTGTTCAGATATTTTACCTAATTTATCGTCTAATACTTTTCCAAACAGAGAAAGAATAATGGTTGTTGACCATCATGAGTGTCATCACCATAGCACATCTAATTTAAATTCTATTGTTTTGGATGACACAGGAAGTCAACATGATTGTTTATCTATTTTTAAAAAACATAAAATAAAAGAAAAATTGTTTACATTTAATAATTATAGTCTTGGAAAGGTGCTTCAACATTTATGGAAAATTTGGTTTTTAGATGAGAGTCAAGAAAGTCATTCTAGTCATGCAGGGCATTGCATGGCTTTATCTGCGTTTGGTAAAGATTATTCTGAAAAAATATCAATTCAATTTCAAAATAGATACAGTGATAGTTTTTTTGATTTTTTAAAAAAAGATACAGGGAAAGACCACACAGAAAAGTGTAATAACTACGTTACTTCCTTACATTTTTATTGGTTTAAAAAAATAAAAAATATTTTAAAAAAATATTTTGATAAAAATCAATTTTTTTCTGGGACTGGAGGGGTTGGAGAAAACATTATATTAAACACCTTAATAAAAAATGAATATCCAAACTTTGAACCCTCTCCTCATTGTGGAGATGAAGGAACTTCGATAGGAGCATTAATTTACGGTTTAAAAAATTTACATAGAATAAGAACAAAATTAAATTTTAAAAATTTACATCAACATGATGAAAATTTTGGATTTGCTAGTCAAAAAACAATAAAGAAGGTTGCTAAGCTTTTATATGATGGAAAATTAGTTATGTGGGGACAAGGGTGGGGAGAGGTTGGACCAAGAGCGTTAGGTTTTCGTTCTATTCTCATGAATCCTTGCGTTGCTAATGCAAAAGAAATAATCAACGATAAAGTAAAAAAGAGAGTATGGTTTCGACCTTATGGAGCGAGTGTTCCTACTGATACTTATAAAACTTATTTTGATTTAGATTATGAAAGTCCTTGGATGTTATATCAAGCAAAAGTAAAAGATCCTGTAAAATTTAAAAATATTACTCACGCAGATGGAACATGCAGAATTCAAACCGTAGATAAGGACCATAATCCTACATTTTTAAAGTTATTAAAAGAATTTGAAAAATTATCAGGGTATCCTGTGCTGATTAACACTTCTCTAAATATACCCGGAAAACCAATTGTAGGCACAAAAAAACAAGCTATATTTATGTTTGACAATTCACAAGCAGATGTATTAGTTATAGGGGATGGTATATACACAAAATAGTTGTTTTGTGTATTAAAAAAGATATATTTTAAAGAGGTTTAAAACATGGCAAGTACATATTCAGATAGACTCAAACTCGAACTCATGGAGACAGGCGCTAACGCCAATACATGGGGAAATAATACCAATACAAACTTAGAAACATTAGATGCTTTTAACGCAGGTTATTTATCTAAATCTGTTGCGGGATCTGCAAACGTCACATTGACAACTGCCAATGCTGATCCAAATGCTGAATCTTCTAACAAAGTCATTGAATTTACAGGAACTTTAACAGGTGATATCACCGTATTTATACCTGCGGTTGAAAACAACTATATATTTTTTAATAATACTTCTGGAGCATTTACGTTAACCGTTGCTCCAACAGGACATGGTGCAAATGGTGTAGCTATCACTCAAGGTGCACACACAGTTCAATATTGCACTGGCGACACTGTTGTTGAC